AAAACGTGCTCGGTGATCTTGTTACGGACCTCACAAAACTGCATCAAAAAGTCTGATGGGACGAGATCAAAGAAGCAGTTCTGTCGCAAGTCTATGCGAGCTATCTTAAACGAAAGCAGATAAGCCTTGAAGGTTTTCTGAACCTCGTTCAATTCTTCTTTTAGGCTTTCAGGACAAGCTTCCTGAAGATTCTTGCCTCCAGTGTAGAGCCAAGCATATTCGATTTCAGGATCCTGAATGGATCCAGTGTACTTCCAAGTCTTGGTCAGTCCGCCAGGGATGCCCTCAAAATGAAGGGCTCCGTTGGAGTAGATGCCGACACACTCTGACTTGTCGTCAAGTGTCTGGAAAATCATGTGTCCTCTCTGAGTCTTCTTGCTTTATTAAGATAACTCAGGGAGCCTGAACTGTCAAATGGTTGGTTGACAATCTCTGAAAATAATCTTAGTGCCATGGATAAGCCTTTGGAATCATATATTTTCATGGTATCTTTGATTAGTTTTGTTTTCTGTCCATTAGTTAATACTTTATCTTCTTCTAATATTCTTATCTTTAAATAAAAGTTTAAAAGTTGTTTTTCTGATATAATTTTATTAAATTTATTAATATTGATTTGTTCTACATTTTTATATATTGTTTTTACCCCATCATCACACTGATATGTTTCTGTATAAACTCTAGCATTTTGATTATAAAGATTTAATAAATAAAATTTCAAGTTATTAAAAAATATTATATCAGTTTCTGAATATAAACTTGCTAATATAAAGTTAGTATCATCTAGTTCATATTCTAATGCATATTCTATACATTCTCTGCTTCCTATATCGGCTACCAATCTCCATGGTATTAATTTATCTACCATGAAGCCATACGATCTGCAAGCGTTTAAATAAAATTCCCAGTTGGGGCTGTTAACAAATTCTTGTATCTTTCTGTTATCATTAAAATATTCAGCATCTGCAATTTCTATCGTAAGCCCAGAAACAGAGATCGGGCAAAGTTTGCTCTTGACAAAGCCAGAAAATGTAATAGGATATAACTTGAGAGAGCCTTCAAGACGATCTTCTAATAAGGACATAAATTGTGGTAAATTATTAAAATTATTTTTTTTCAAATCTCTACTAATAGAATTCAAGTAGTTTTGAAGATATGAGCCATGAAGTTCAACTGGGTCTTGAAATGCCTTAAAGACTCTCAAAGAACTTAAAAATGGATCATCACCTGTAATCTTTCCAATTTGTACACATTTATCAAATTGTGTTGACAATCTATCAAACATATCAACCACAAAATTAGCTGCTTGTAAAGGGGGTCCATTTGTAATTGAAGAATTAAAAGTTTTTAAGTTTGCTTTATTTTGAAAATATATTGGTCTGTAATTTCTTGATACTCTTCCATATAAGAATTTCTCAGCTAAATTAAAATTAACCAAATTTGTATAATTTTTATTCATAGAATTAAAATCATAAATTATTCTCTTATTGAAAATTGTTAAAGTTGTTTCATCTTCTTTTTCTACATATAAATCTGACATATTATGAACTTCCTGCTGTTGCTACAGAGCATTTCTTTGCTTTTTTACCACCATCACCACTTGAGGAATCAGAAACATTATCTTTATTTTCTGCTTCAATTGATTGCACCCATTTAGCTGTTATTTTGCTGCTCATGACCCCTGCCTCAAAATTATGGTCAGAGTTTATAATCATGTAATAGCCACCAATTCCCAAATCTGTTAAATCAAAATTCTTTAAGTCATAAGCCCCAAGGGATGGAGAAAAGCCTCTTGGTTCAACAAAAATATAAGTACCGGGAAAAGCATGAATATTCGCAAAAGTGTCAATATTAACATCATAAATCTCTCTCAATTGGGCGAGACCGTCATACCCTTCTTGTTCAAATCTAACTTCTTTTAAACCCGGAGAATCGTTTTTATTCAAAGTTATATTTTTTACAATGCCTCTGTCTCTACCAAGAATATAATGAAATATCCCCCTTTTCTGATCTTTCTCTCGTTTTCCTTCCATAAGTTCGCTTGGTTGAACACGTCCAGCGTAATATACAAAAAAGTTATTTTCTCTATCTGGTGTCATATTTCCGAAATTAAAATTCCTATGCCCACCAATATTCAAAATTGGTTTTGCCAGATTTTTACTATCAATATTTAGTCTATAGCCGGCAGTATCTTGAGTGTATTTTGTTATATCATCAACATCTTGTTTCGGTTGTTTGTAAGAAGTTATTGTTGATTGGAAAACTCTTATCTTTTGTTTTATATTGTAAGAATAACATGTATCATCATTTAAATAATTTCTAACTAAATCATTCATCAAGTCATTTAAAAATTGTGTAAGTGGGTAGTTTGCACTATCTTTTGCCAGCAATTTGGAGGTTAACCATTCATTAAAATAGTTCAATGATATCGGGATATCTGCAAAGCTTACATTTTTGCTTTTAGACTTATTTTTATGATCAACGATTTCTATTGGACCAAGAACAACTCTTGTCTTTTTAAACTGAACAACAGAATTGGTTAATATTTCTTTCTCTTTTTTCAACAACTCGCTGTCTATCTCAAGTCCTTCATAGTTGCTATCTATACTTCCTGCAAGTCCATTTAAATTTAGATCTATTTTTTCTAATATTAAATCAACTAAATCTCCGAGGTAAAAGAAAGCAAACTGTCTTCCTCCAATACCACTCAATTTAAAAGAATTTTGTAAATCTTCGCTACCTCCAGATGCTGCTGCGTCATATTGAGCATTAAATTTTTCTTCAAGTTCTAGGTTTACTGCTTCTGTATTTATTCCGGTTAAAGATATTGATTTTGTAATCCCACCAGCATCAAAAAAAGGTCCTTTTAAAATCATATCATTGAATTGTTCTTGAGTTAAGCTTAGGAAATAGATGTAATTTTGTTTATTAAGTTCGGTTGTTAGATATTTTAAACTATCTATTTTATCTTTTTTTACTTTTTCACCATCTGCTTCTATAAATTCATTTAGTTTTTTTGTTTGATCTTCTTCTGTGCAGTTTTTTGTCTGTGTTTTTAGTGCAAGCCTTCTTTCAATAATGCTTTTGTTTATCTTTGGATCTGCAAATATATTCATTCTTGCTTTATCGAAAAACTCTTCTATGTAGGCTCTGTATTGAATCTTAAAAGTTACAGCGCCCGTTTCATCAAAATCAAAAGTATGTGTCACTGGTGTCAAATTAAGAGTAACAAAATTGTTTTTTACTGCCTGCTCTATATCTTTAAAGTTAGCTGTTGTGTGTCCATTTGGTCTCTCTAATCCAATCACTGCTTTGATTCTAAAATCTAGTTCTTTGTTACCAGTTTTTTCTTTTATTGATTTTCCTGTTTTCAAAGCCAAGTCTATATATCTGAATATTTGTCCACCAATTACTCTATCTTGAATTAATTCTGAAAAATTTGCTGCATTTATAGTCAGATTGGCTTGAATACTTTTCTTTACAGCAAAAGGATTATTGCCGTCTAGAACATAATTAAAATTCTTTATACCTACACCAAATCCTCTTTTATCTTTTCTGCTATACAATTCCGAAGGGTCGCTAAAGTTTGCAAAAGTATCGAATTTAAAAGGAATCTGAACTTCATCATTACCTTCTGGGAAAACTTTGTACAACCTTATCATCGGCTGAAGTTGTGCCAACTGAGCATTGGTTGCTTCAAAAAAATTGGCCATTTGGTTGTATTGTGTTAGTTTGTTTATAAACGCAAATGGGTGCCCTTGTACAACTAAAGAAGAATTGGTGCTATTACCTTTTGCATAGGGTAATTTTTTTGCATAACCAGAGCCCGCTGCTGTTTGCAAATCTTGATGAAAACTGGCAAAGTCAAATATTTGTGATAAAAATATACATTGTTCTTTGAAATCTTTTGGTATTTCATTGGTTATAGCAGAGGCAGCAGTAGCACTTTCTGCAACGGCAGTAGAAATAGCAGCACTAGCGGCTGTTGCTGCGGCGACTGATGGACCGCCCGGCGACCAATCTGGCAGAAGGTCCTTAGTGTCACTGAGTCCTCTTAGTGCACCAATTTTTATTATTCCGTGATTATATTTGACACCAATTCTACTATTTAAGCTTTCGTCAGTACAATCTAAATTTTTTACTGATATCTTGTATTTTGAAATAGCACCTTTTGCTTCATTTTTTATTTTCTCTGCATCGCTACCACGATCACTATTGTCCCAATATAAATCTATTGCGTCTTCGTAACTTAATCCGCTCTCATATACCCCTGCTGTTTCAAGTACAGACTTGATTCCTGAAACATTTTTCTTTAATGTGGCTAGCGACGTTGTAACATCTCTTTCAAAAACAGCTAAAGTATAAAATAAATTGGTGGGCTGGGTTCCCCACCCTTCTTTACTTTCTGCGCCCCAATCTGATCTTAAATCCGCTGGCTTTTTTGGTAAACGATCATCAATTTCTTTCCAGTCTCGGGCGGCTGCATGAAAGTCAGTTATTTTTTTAGTTAATGTGTTAGGAGAAGGCAGGTTTTCAAAACTTACCTTGCCATCGGCTCTTAAACAAAAAGACATCTTATACCCCTAGTACTTCAATAATTTGCTCAAAATTCAATGGTATTTCCAAAACATCTCCAATCTTGACATTTACCTCTGTTGGGTATCCATTGTACCAAGCAATAATCCACCATAGTTGTGGGTCACCATAATAAGTGTTTGCTAGTTTGTAGTATCTATCTCCATACTTCCAAACATGAGAATTGGTACGAATTTGCATTCTTTCGAAGATTTGGGGATTATGAACAACAACAGTCTGAAAATGCTGTATTGCTTTTAATCCTCTCTTCTCTGCAAGAGGAGAGTAGAAATCTGAATCGTTGTTTGTTACATTTGAGCTTCCGTATCTTGACATATTTTCAATCCCCTACAAAATCAATCTGATCTGCTCGTCCGGTTCTTACTTCTTGGGTGCTAAGCTTACCATCTTCAAGAACACCAGCGTCTATACCACTTTGTCCTATAAGAGCAGATGTGATATAAGCACCCTTGTCACCACTTAGTTTGCCATCATCAAATCTTCTTTGATCTCTTTTTCTTCTCATATTACCGAACATACCGCCGTATCGAGCTTGGGCGTTTGCAATCGCAGCTTCTGCTTGTGCCCTTTCATCTTTTGAAAGTTCATCCTCAGAGTATGCTGGTTTGTCTTTAATTCTAGATTCTGAATCGCGGAATTCGAAATCCCTTCGCGGTTGTTCTGTTTCCGCAGCCCCATACGGAAAATTATCTAGATATTCTTCACCCGTTCTCCCAAAGCGTCTATTTTCATCCCAGCCTAAGTGTTGCTCGTGAATTGGAGAAAAACCACCTATTGATACTTCTATCAATTTTGGTAAAACAACGCCGGTGGGCTCGCCGTCGGCGTCGGTATGCTGGAATACTCCAACTTCATTGTTCTCCAAATTCCAATTAAATGTTACATTGTCAAAAAAGCCCAATTGTCCTCCGTCGTCTGAGGTTCGATAGCTGTTATATAATTGTTCCCCGGTGGGATTACTCAGTGGCGGGACCTCCACCTCTGTTTTTTGTAATAAATTCATAATCTGTAACCTTATTAAAGGAGACTGTGATACTGTTTTTGCTCCATTGATGTCAGTATAATTGGGGTACATAAATTTTGCCAGCTTTTGAGCTTTTGTTAAGTTTTCATAAGCTTCACTTTCACTTGCTGCAACCATTTTAAACCCTAGAGAGACCTTTCTATTTGTATTTTTAAAAGTATAAATTGGGTCTGCCCTACCGTATACTTCTTCTGAGTTCCAATTTTGAGAAAAAGTATCATTAAATGATGTAATAAATGCTTTAAAAATAATAGAATAACTAGTTGGAACGTGCTCTATTGATATTATATAGCCGTTGACCGCTAGGGCATCAGAACCATCAAAATAATCTACTTCTCTTGGATTATCTTTTGTACCAACTACTGTTTTTTTGTATAGGGTTTGATTGAAATATGCCATTATTGTATACCTTGGATTGCCTTCTTAGCTTGTTGTCCATTTATTTGTTCAACAACAGTGGCTAATTTGTCTCTATCTAGCATTACATTTATTGTAACTTCATAGGGTGTGGCTGCTGCGGAAACCATTTTTGTATTTTGGTTTTTGCTTTCTCCACCAACAAATTCACTTATTATGTTTGCTGTAGTGGTAACAGCACCCACCGCGCCTGCTGCTGTATTTGTTGCAGCAAGGGCACCCATGGATGAAACAAACTCAATATTTTTCTTTGTGGGAATTGCAGTTATTGCTTCAGCTATTTTTGCAACATTCTCTGCTGCACTGGGATCTGTAATGGCTGTAAAGAAACTGGAAATTGATTGTAAGACAGTTGAAAAAATATTTCCTACTGAATCAACAAGTTTCACGATACTATTAAATGGGTTTAAAGTCTCTACCACACCAAGAGCTAATGTGGAAAATGCATTTGCAAGCTTTATAATTCCCTCTAAGAAGTTAGATGCATATTGTTTTTCATATAAGGTGTGCCCAAGTATTGAAACTTTATCATCTATCAATCCAAACACGTTTGCCATATCAAGGGCAGGCTGAAGAATTTTTCCAATTACACCAATAAATCTTCCTAAAGTAGCAGAAAAGGCGTTAACGCCGTCCCCGAGGCCGGTGACCATTGTAAAAACAGCATAGAGTCCATCGCGGAGTAATAAAAAACCCTCCATTAAAAGCGTAATTAAACGAATTGGCATTACTAAGGTATGTGCAAGATTCTTTATCAGAAATGTTAATATGTCCAATCCAAGTCCGTCTTCTGTATTTTCTCCTATGAAGCCAAACAGATCCATAAGCGGCTTAAATCCAGCCCCTAGCGCATCGAAAAGTTCTCCAAAAGCATCAGAAACTTCATTAAAAATAATACCGAGACCAGTTAAACTATCTTGTCCTGTTTCTACAGAATCAAACAAAATACCAAACCCAAGTCCCAAACCAGCAACACCACCAGCCGTTCCAACACCACTTACCAATGCTATGACACTAGCCAAAATTAATAGAACACCAATCATTGGCTTAATAACGTCCATATTTTCTGTAATAAACAAAGTCATATCTGAAAGCGCATCAATTAATGGCGTTATGATTGGAATCATTTGAGCAAAAGCCATATTTAATCTTTCTTGAAAAGTAGCTAATTCTTGGGCTCTTTTCTTGGCATCAATCATAGACTGTCCGCTTTCTTGTGTGGCACCAGATACCAAATCCATGTCACCGCTCAAAAGCGCCGCCAGCTCTCCAACATCTGAGAGTCCGAGAGAATCTTTATAGAAGTTCTTTTGGTAGTAAGACATTTCATCGAATGATAATCCTGCATCAAGTATTGAATCTCGAATCATACCAAAACGTTCCGCAGGATCAGTAGCCATCATTAGGTCCATAGCATTGACAAAGTTCCCACCTAGTGCTGCATTAAGTTTTCCTGCCTGATCTGCTGCACCATCGAAGGTGTCAAACTTATTTGTAATTGCAACCAAGCTTTGCATTGACATACCTGTTGTCTTTGATACAATCGCAAGGTCTTTAAACGCCTTTGTGCCTTGATCACCCATCTTTGCAAGCATATCTCCTGCACCGGCAAAGTCTGCCGCCAATGCTTGTGGAGCTACACCCAGATTTTCAGCAAATTTCTCAAGGTTAAGCATATTTTGTGCTGCTTGATCGGCACTCATACCCATAGCCTTAGTTGAAGTTTGGATTGATTTTGCAAAATCTTCATTTGAAACACCCATCTTTGCCAAAACCGCCGAGGTTTCAACTAAATTTTCTCTTGTATTCTGAGAAGCTAGGGTGAAATCTGTAAAAGAATTAAAAAGTGTCTGACCAGCAGCCGAAGTTTCTTCAGCAGTTGCACCAAACTTACGAGTTTCTTGGTAAGAATTCGTAATCGATCTGGCAAATTGTTGATTTGCACCAGTTGCTTTCATGAACTGGGTTTCCATGTTACCAAGATCAATAGCCAAATTTACAGCAGCCTTAATATAAGCCATTAAGCCTGCAATGGCTGCCTTGCTTGCAAAAGATGCCATAGCCGAAGCCCCCGCAGCCTTTAGACTTTTGAAGTTTTTAATCATCCCTTGAATATTTTTAGGATCAAGCATCCCTTTTAGGTCAGGTGCTTTGCCAGAGAAAATATTGGCAAAAGAGTCTGATAGCTCTTCAGCAGCCTGCGCAGAGTTCTTAATAAGTCCTTCTTTTTCTTCAAGCGATTCTAACTCTTTTGTAAGTCTAGCGAGTTCTTGGTCAGAGGTTTGGGGATCCTTCTCAGCAGCTAAAATTTTCTCTCTTAAACTTAGCGTCTCTGCCTGGGCAGCGTTAATCTTAGATTGCAACGCTGCTTCTTGGATGCGAGCATTTTTATTTTTTTTTGCTATTAGTTCGTATTGTTCTGCTATTTCATTAAGTTTCTCAATTTCAGTATTTAAGGATTCTATATCTCTTCCAACGGCGCGAGGTCCACGAGATGTGCCGGCGCCTCCCTTTTCAGATTCCATTACATCTACTAATCTATCTATTCTTTTAATGAGATCGTCAATAGTTGCCATAGAAAAGCCCTCACTTCATTAGGTAAATAGTAAGCCCATAAAAACGAAAGGCTGCCGAAGCAGCCTTAGTTTAGTACAGTTTGTGCGGAGACGGGGGCTGATTATGCGGTGTTAGTTCCTGAGCATTTCCGCCCTTACCCTTGGAAGCTTTTTCAATTGCTTCCTTCTCCATCTCAAGCTGTTTGATAAGCCTGCCAACAAACCACTTTCTAAGACCTACAGGCAGATTGTAAGCTTCTGAAAAACTCCATCCACCTGAATATTTGAGGAAGAAAAACTGCTCATATATGCTCTCCATATACTCTTCAGTTAGACCAAAAGAAATCCGCTGAAAGCGGAACCTCCATTTCTTGCTCATGACCACATTCTGTGCATCCAAACTGCTGAGTAAGATCGATGTTCGGGGCAGCTAGGCGGTAGGCTAATCTGAGATGTCGAGAATCCAATGAAGGAACATTGTCGATAAAGTATTGCTTTGCCTGAACAGAACTATCTTCGTTAAGAGAAACAATGATTGCTGCTAGTTGTCTAGTGATATTCTTTTCATTTTTGGTTTTCTTGTCTGCCTGCATACCGTTGAGGAAAGTCTTTTCGTCCCTACCATTGAGTAGCCGGAAACAAACATCGACATTTGTAACTGGAAGAGTAACATTAAACGTGCCATTATCATTAAACTTTACACCAAGGTCTCTTGCATCAGAACCATCAGTTATATTCGCTTGATTTAAGTCAAAAGAATACTCCTGATTTGTTCCGCAGTTTGGACAAGAAACCTTTGTTTCATATAGATGTCCATAGCCTGCAACTCTTGTGGCAATGATAATCGCATTACGATCACCAACAAGCAAAGAATCTGGGTCAATTGACTTGTCTACAATAATACTGGCAATAACTCTATCAAGAGCAACACCCTTCTTGAGTAGTGTTCTTGATGTGAGCATATCCTCTTCTTTTGCGGTCATTTGGCGAAGCTCGATTGAGTCTTTGCTATGTAATGGGTGACCTTGCGGGTAGAAGCGACCCTGGGATGGTAGTTCTACAAACTCTGTTGGAACTACGAAAGAGAAGCTCCCGCCACCTTGCTGTGGTGGGGGGCTTGTATCGTGTTGTTGAACGCCGCCTAGGCGATCCTGATTTCTTGACAATTTACACCTCGCGTTTTATTATTGTCTTATCAAACGTTAAAGAAGGAATTACCACCGGAGGTAACTAGTGAAGAATCGTTAGCAGTCTCAACTCTAGCCCAGTCATATTTTAGACCGACTGTAGTTGTTGTTAATTCATCATCACCGTAAGCAAGACCGTCATCTTCCATCTTGGTTAGGAAGGCATTCCATAGAGTCCAAACCTCTAGTGGGTTGCCATCAGAATCAATCTGGGTGATTGTAACTGTACCAAGAGCACCAGCAGCCTTAGCTTTTGATATAGAGCCAAGAGAATTAGCATTTGTGGGTGGTGAGTAGCCTGACTGAACAATCATGTCTGAGAAGGTAGCAGTCATGTCAGGGTCAACTGGATCAACCATGGCAACGCTGATTTCCTGCCAAGTAACAGAGCCGGGGTAGTAGAAAGTATGGTTTAGATACTTGTGTTCAGTTGAGGAAATCTCAAACTTTGGCTTGTCGCAACTCTTGGCGTACCAAAGTAGGGCGCCTCCCTGAGCAGCATCAATTCCTTGGAATTCTACGGTAAATCGAAATTTACGTTTTGGATCTTTGAGGCTGGGGTTCGTTCCGAAATTTTCTGACCAGAATGGCATTTGTTAGGTTCTCCTATAATTCATAAGTAAGTAGTTGGTGGGGACAAAAGCCCCCTTAAAATCAATCATCAAAAGATGCGCCGGTAGAAGCCACCACAAAATCAATTGCAATGTATTCAATAGCGCGAGCGGGTTTGACCATGATCTTGGCGTATAAAACGTTCTGATCGACTAGGTCGGGAGTGGTAGTAGTCTCATCGAGGATGAGTCGGTAATCAGAGATACCAAACTGAACCTTGACGTTGGCTAGGAACGGCTCGATTAGACCCTTGAAGCGGTTCCAAGTTGCCTGCACATTCTGCTCGAAGAGAATCTGCTTCTTGAGGTAGATGACTAGACGACGCACGTTGATGCGGTCCAGAGCAGAGGGGCGCTCTTGTAGGGTCTTCTGACCGAACACTACGATGCCGGAGCTTGGGAAGCTAGCAATCGGATTGATACGAGCATCGTAGAGTAAATC